GGGTCATCCCTGAGCCCACGCCAGCCATGGTGATAGGCTCAGCGCTTCACACCCACGTCCTAGAGCTGGACAAGTGGGACGAGAACTACATCGTCATGCCGGAGGGCATCGACAAGCGCACCAAGGCGGGCAAGGCGGAATGGGAAGCCTTCAGCGCTGCCTCCAATGGCCGCCAAGTATTGGCCAAGGCTGATGCTGATCTGGTGATGCAGATGGGCCAAGCGGTTTACGGCCACCCTGCTGCTGCTGCATTGCTCGGCCTGCCCGGCATGGCTGAGAGCACATGGATGTGGCACGACGACAAGACAGGGCTGCAATGCAAGGTGCGCCCTGACTGGCTGACGAACGATGGCAGCCTGATCGTGGACCTCAAGACAACGGAGGACGCGAGCCCCAAGGGTTTTCAGAAGTCAATTGCAAACTTTCGATACCATGTGCAGGCCGCTTGGTATCTGCATGGGGTTGAGCAAGCGACAAGGTGCTGCCCTGATCAGTTCGTTTTCATTTGCGTTGAGAAGAAGCCACCCTTTGCAGTGGCGGTTTATGCCGCTGATACGGCAATGATCAAGGAAGGCTGGCGCACGGCTGAGCGTGATCTTGAGGTGCTGGCTACTTGCACCGAGATGGATCAATGGCCTGGCTATAGCGATCAGGTGCAGCCGATCAGTCTGCCGCCGTGGATGCTGCCACGGCCCACTGGCGGTGCGCTGCCGCTTCAACAAGAAATTGAAATGTATTGACCCTCATGACTGACAACACAGCACTCGCCACAACAACTGGATCCGTATTCTCTGGGATACAAGCGTTTGAGGATGCGCAACGCATCGCCAAGGCGCTGGCCAGTAGCACGCTCATCCCACCGCAGTTTCAAGGTCAGCAAGGCTTTGCCAATTGCTTGGTGGCACTTGAGATTGCAAACCGGATGCGGATGTCCCCGTTCCAGGTGATGCAGAATTTGAATATTATTCACGGCCGCCCAAGTTGGAGCAGCCAGTTCATCATTGCACTGATCAATGGCTGCGGACGGTTTAGCCCGTTGCGTTATGAGATGAGTGGCAAGGGTGATGAGTTGAGTTGCTTTTGCGTGGCAACCGAGTTGTCCACAGACAAAGAGTTGAAGGGTCCGGCTGTCACGATGGCGATGGCCAAGAAAGAAGGTTGGTCTACGAAGACCGGCTCCAAGTGGCAAACGATGCCGGAGCTGATGATCCGTTATCGCGCTGCGGCATTTTGGGGTCGTCTTTATATCCCTGATTTGCTAGTTGGCATACAGGCAGAGGAGGAGGTGATCGACATCGAGACGGTAACCGTAAGTGAGAAGCCTCCGGCGGTAACGCTTGAGAAGTTGAACGAGAAGATCAGACAACCGCAGCCAGTTAAAGAAGTTGCGGAAGTTGATGGGGATATTGACGATGAGCTTTTCTGATTATCTGACACCTAAAGAGCTGGCTGAGCGCTGGCGAAATATCGTGACGCTCAGCACGCTTGATAACTGGCGCTCTAGCCAGAACCGGGGGCCTCGCTTTGTGAAGATCGGTGGGCGGGTCTTGTATCCGCTTGCCGAAGTTGAGGCCTATGAAACCCGCAATCTTCGCGGTATCCCCAACCATCCACCTACCCAACGGCCATGAGTTTCAAGTTGAACCTGAGCATTTTTAAATCCACCAAGCCCGACAGCAAGGTGGACTTCAGCGGAATGCTGAACATCAAAGTGGAGGAGCTGGATAGCTTCTGCCGCTTTGTGATGAGCCAAACGCCGGACCAGTATGGCAGCGTGCAGGTGCCGGTGAGCGGCTGGAAAAAGACCAGCCAAAAGGGTTTGGCGTATGTCAGTGCAGTGGCGCAACCACCCCGCGACTGGGTGGATCCTGCTGTTGCTGCAACGAACCTTAGTGCCGCGTTTGGCGGTGAGGTTATTGAACCGGACCTGTTTTAGTTCATCAGCTCCAGCTCTAGGCGGGCAATCTCATTGACTGCCCGCTGGAGCATCTCTTGCTGGTGGTAGACCGTCTTGAGAAGCTGTGATGCAAGCCTGGCTACGTCGGGGTGTTTCTCAATATCTCGGCATTGGGCTTCCACGTGAAACCGTTTCTCAGGCGGAATTTCCCCGCATAGCCATTCACCGAATTTCATCGGACAAAAGCAAAGCTGTCCCATTCTGCCCATGGATTGCCCTAAATGCTTCAGCAGCAACCTTCGCGTTTTGGTTACAAATGGAAGGTTTTCGGATCAGGTTATGCGTCGCCGCTATTGCGCCGATTGCTGCCATAAGTGGTACACGGTTGAGGTGAGCGTGCCGGATTATGCGGTGGGCTGGTGTAGCGAAAGTAACAACAAACCGGTGCTGCGTGTGCCGATGGAGCTTGACGCGGGGTTTACACCAACGCGAGTGAGCCATGTGCCGGAACAAGATGCCAGGGAAAAGTTCCGAGAACATTGCGCCCGCCTTAAGAAAAGCGACAAACCCGCTGCATAATGCACCGCCGATGGTGTATCCTATTCCCGTTGACCGCACCCACCAAGTCAATGATCAACAACCCTTGGATCAACAGAGCAGCCGCCTTTGTGCTGCTGATCTTTGTCTACACGCTCGGCCATGTTGATGGCCGCGATCAGGCAACAGCCGCGTTCAACGCTCACCCCGCCTGTCATCAAAAATGACTCAACGCCGCTTTTATTTTCGCATCGAAAGCGCCAACATTTATGAGTGCATTTGGGCGCAGAGTTTCACTGAGGCCAAACTAAAAGCCGCAGATGAGTGGCTGCCTTGGTGGAACGAAATTGAATGGATCAACCACATTGAGGAGGCTGCATAATGACCGATTCCGCACGCCTTCGTTTGGAATCATTGATCAGCGATTCCAGCATGTTTCGCGCTGGTCAGCAGGACGAGCGCTTGCGTATCTGCTTTTTGATTGACGCCAGGATCGACACCCTCAGAATGCTGGGCGACAATCCCGAGATGGCTGCCCGCTGCCAAGAGCTACTGCACATGCGGCAGTCGCTTCAAGATCACCCCTAAGCAACCCATGACACCCACGGATCTGGATCAAAGGCGTTCCGACATGATGAACGCTTTGTACGAACGCAGCGGCCGGACATGCTGCACCTATTCAGGACTGTGGAAAGAGTTTGCGCATTCCATTGCTGTCAACTTTCAAGATACCGACTATTCGGAACTTCTTGCAGCTTGCGTTGCAGCGATCGGTGAAACGCAGAGCCACCTTGCGGAGAAGCACGCAATGCAGTGCATTGCCGTATGCCGCCAGTATCTACTGGGGGAATGGGCATGATCCAACCGGATTTTCTTGCACAGCTGCGCTGCCGTCATCGTGCCGAACTTGTGCTGGTGCTGGTTCAACTGGAGCAGGTCTGCCCGACCTATTGCGAAGACCTATACGAGTTGGCGCAACGGCTCGGCACTGATCGCGCCACGTTGAACCGTTCCGTCCGCAAGCTGGAAGATCTCAAGTTGTTGCGCCGCGTCAGCATTAGCAACGGCGGTGGCACCTGGGTCTGGTGGGTTGCGCGTCATCAATTCGATCAGCCCGCCAGTGATGGCGAGCCTGCCTGGATTGTGCGTGACATCAATCGGCGCGTTACTCAGCGCGTGACGGTGAGTGAACGTTGGGACTGGGCACGCCGCCACGGCATACCACGTAACACGATGCGCAACTTTTTAATGGGTGGCCAGATGATCATGCGCGAGCGCTGGCAGCTGGTCGCCACACCACACGACACCGAGCTGGAGACCGCCGATGCTTAACGACATCACCCGTTGCCATGGCACTGGCTGCCATCAAAAGCATCTATGCGCCCGGCACACTGCGCCTGTGCCAGACAACGTGCTGTTGTCCTGGGCGGCCACCCTCAACCCCAAACGAGCGCACATGTGCGCTTACTTCATCGCCGCCAAGCCGAAGGGCAACGCCAATGACTGACCACGTAAACCATCCACCGCATTACACCGCTGGCGGCGCCATTGAGTGCATTGACGCGATTGAGGCAGCGCTGACGCCTGAGGAATTTCGCGGTTTTTGCAAGGGCAACGTCCTGAAGTATTGCTGGAGGGAGCGTCACAAGGACGGAGACTCGCTGCTCAAGGCTCAGTGGTATCTCCAGAGATTACTTGCCAGACTGGAGCCATGATTCATCTACTTGGGCTGAACTGGATTGAGCGGCTCGCCGTTCGTGTGCTGACTCGCAGCGATCGCGTTGGATTGCTTGTGGTTAAACCGTATGGCTCTCCCCTTGTTTATGTCACTCGTGATCAAACCGATCCTGTAGTTCCAGCCAAGGTTGAGGAAGAACCAGAACCGGCTGCCCATTTGTTTGAGCGGTTGTATCACGCACCAAGTTTTGGTGAAGATGAATGATCACTCTGTACGGCGGGCGCTTGATACTTGAGCGGCGTAAGCTGTCAGAAAATTGGCGTGCGATCATAAATATACCCGGCCTTGATCAGCACACAATTGATCTATGCACGCCTGATTTAAGAGAAGCATTTATCAGGGGGCAATATCACTACATTGCGTTGCGCAACAGACAACCGGTTGAAGAAATCATTGAGATTTATCACCATAAGGCCAAGTGCTGGAGCTGCGTCCAGTGGCTGCCACGTTTGAATGAATGCTCGTTTGGATTCCCCGAGGCGCGGCAGACTGGAGGAAGGTTTGCTGCACGCTGTGCGCTTTACGACGATGGAAAGAAAGGTTCTGGAACGGATGGAGCGGGGCGAGGGCTGCTGGATTGATGTGCTGGACACAGACGGCGGTGAGCCGCTTTACCGCGCCTGCGGTCAAAACGGTGCCATCTGCCGCTACACCAATGACCTATGGCAGGCTGAGATTTACGTTCAGTATTACTGATGCTGATTAAGCCATTGCGCGATTGCCCATTCACGGGTGGAAGTCCAGAAATGCTGGCCGCGATACCACTGGATCCAGTCAGTCTTGCCTTTGCGTGAGTTGCAGTTCAGGCAGCAGCTGATCAGGTTGGCCCTGACCGTTTGCCCTCCATTGATTTTGGGTACGACGTGATCAAGCGTTGGCGATCGGCCAAGTTCATCGCCGCAGTATGCACACTGATAATTCCAAGCCAGGTGGATCTGATCCCGTGCGCCCTTGCGCGTGATCAGGCGCGTCTCATCAATGTGGTGATCCATCATCCTTTTGGCCAGGGAGCTGGAACGCGGCGACCTCTAGGTCCACGATCACGTCATCGTTTGGGATGAACTCTGTTAGCTGGCTGTAGATGTTGGCTGGTAGGTCGTCTGGATCGGTGTCAGAGCGCACGATGAGCTTTGCGGTGATTTCCACCAGGAAGGACCGCATGAGCAGACCGCTGCTTTGCTAATGGTAGTGACGGCAACCGTGGTTACAAAATGCGACGTGCTGCGGCATACCCGTGGCGGTTTGCATCTATCCTCAGCAGGTCCTTGATTGACCAATGACCTACAACCTTGCCATCGGCGTCCTGCATCCATTGTTTGTTGGACCGTTCCAGAGCGCTATCGCTGCCCAGCAATGGGCTGAACGCGAAGGCATAGACACATGGCGACTGGTGGAGGTGGAGGCACCAGCGGACGCGCCGGCAGTGCTGGCCGAGTTGTGCAAATAGTGCGCGAACATCGGAAACGTTCCGATTAACAGCCTGAAATCACAAGGCTTTTCCGTCCCCTCTGACGGTTCTTCGCCATCAGATCTACCCTCCAGCGTGGTTCCCGCTGCGTCCTGATAGCTCACGGAATCCAATGATTCCGGGGGTTTACAGCTCACGCCAAT